ATTTCCCTGTCCACACTGGGGGTTATGCCGTTTCCAAGGCCCCTGGCCGGCTGGCCAAAGCGGGGCCGAGCTGTGGTCTTGCCTCTTGAAATCATTCATGTTATACTTGTGTACAGCACTTGTTGCAAAAAGGAGACAGAAATGGAAGTGCGAGAGGCAGCTGAGCTACTGCTCGGCCATTCGGGTCGATTGATTGCCGGTTCAAAAAGTGCATACCGAAAATACTACCCGAAGAACCTGGTCCTGTTTAACGCGAACCTGGTCGTCAGGGGCCGGAAGGTCTGGCACGGAGATTTGGACCTGAGCCGGGACGAGGCACTGATAGTTCGGCTGGCCGAGTTAATCCAGGACGAGGTCTACGTCCTGTACGAAATGGACGCAAGGTTTGAGAACGAGGACAGCCCGCGAATGGACAAGGCTGTATACCGGGTCGCCAAAATACCCTTTCTTCACTGGCACACCTACATCGGAGAAGTTCTGTGCGACTACCACAAACGGTATAAGCGGACCGGGATTATCCAGCAGAAAACAAAGAAGGAAATAGAAAAGCTGACAGCCGAATGACTGCCAGCCTAGGGGGGTGTCAAGAGTCCACTGCCTATTGACAGGCTGTGGATACATTTGTTATATCAGAGGCGGGCCTTTACGTCAAGAGGAATTCACTATGGTAAAGAGAATAGTTACACCGTCCGGGGAAGCAATTCGTTACAAATTACCGCAGGATAGAGGAGTACCATTCCGTACCAACTTCTATCCCGAACAACTTGAGAAGCTGGGTAAGCGGAAGAAAAGCCAGCTACCAATCCTAATGTCTTCCAATACTTCACTGGTGTTTGTCGACTTTGACCCGAAGGACTACCCAGCCGGCTGGACGAAGGAAAGACTGCAGAACGCAATCGAATTTAATCTACCGTTCGCCTTGACAGTTCAATCTCCGTCCGGCAACCCAAAAGCAGTTATACTTACCGATAAACCGGTGGAAGAGAAAGCAGAGTTTCTAAAATCGTTACTTCCAGAGTCACTCCACTTCTTCGACCGTGCTGGGACTGACCGGTGCTACGCTACCCCCGAGCTAGTCTCAGACCTGACCGACTGGCTCGATGCCTCGCCGCCGGCAGTGAGGGTCGAGGAGAGTAGGACTATCTTTAACACAGTAAGTAAATCACGGCCTTACTACCAGGCTAACCAGGACCAGCTACCCCCTGAACTGCAGCTCTGGGCTAAGACAGATGACCGCCGTCAGCTCCTGCAAATCCTGACAGCCTGCTGGGGTCTATTAGAGCATTTCAATCTACCCCTTGCCAAGCTAGCAGACCAGCTGGGTGTAACCCCTATGACTGTCAGCCGTTTCCTAAAAGAACTGAAGACCTTAGGAGTGATAGACTGCATTGACCATACCTACAAATGGGGCGTAAAGGCTAAGACTTACAAAGCAAAGGGAGCCCTCTACAAAGCTATCCAGGCTCACAAAAATTCTTCCAAACCCTCTAAACTATTGCCTTCTACCGTTATTCCCGGTACATTCTACAAGACCTGCATGTCAGCCCTCAACCGGTTCGATACAGAGGAGCAGTTCATGAACTGGGTATCCAAGCTAGGAGGAATCAATGGCCGCCGTCTCAGAGAAGCTAAGAAATTCTCGCGCTGCCACTTCAAGAAGAAGCAAGCGAGGTGTGCGTAAAGGTCTGCACTTCCGTTGTTACCGAGTGCTGATGCTTTTGCTCTACACGGAGAATCCCTACCTTGAAAGATTCGGTCAGGGATTCACCCGAGTCCATCTCCTTAACTTTGCTACATACTACAGCATGAACAGACAACGTCTGCTCGATGACTTGAGAGTTCTCGAAAAACAGGGTATCCTACACCAACTCACACTCGTCAAAGGTAGAGTGCTATTTCAATTGGAGAAACCTCTATGGAACGAAAAAAGCCAGTATTCGAACGCAATAGCCAGCCTACAGAGGAAGACGCCCAACAACCAGATGTAATCATCAACCGGCTCATCAACGATACCTTCCGTCCGACCGAGGCTCAAAGGAAGGCCAAAGCGGCCTTTCTAGCCTCGTTGGCAGACCCGGCTAATGCTCTCTTAGACTCAAGGTCGATAAACCTCGCCACGGCCCTGAAATTGACTAACACACCTACAGTCCGTAGTTGGTGGGACCAGCCTGGCTTTCAGAACTGGTTCTTGAACAAAGAAGAGACCAAACAGAAAATCAAGTACCTGACAGATAAAGCCCTAGAGTCCGTCTCCCAAATCCTGGATGACCCAGACCCGCGAGCCTCGACAGCCAAGGTATCCATCCTCAAAACCCTACTGCAGTACGAGGCGGCAGAAGTCCAGACCAAGACCAATACCCGCTTCGACAGTATGGACATAGTACAACTGCGTGCATTCCTTAAACAAAATGCACACCTCATCCGTCCGTTGCTTGAAGAAGGAAAATCTAGTACAGTTGCCGTGGAGGAGCAAGATGAGGACGATAACGTCAATTAAACCGCTACGGCATCAATACTCAGTCTTGCTTACAAACGGGGCAAGCTTTGTTGTCTCTGCGGAAAACTGGGAAGCCGTCTATACCGAGGACGGTTCTATCACAGTTTACCACTTCTATGCAGAGAAACGAAAAGTCCTGAGTCTTGATGCTTGTGATGTTCGCTCAATCAGTGATGTTTCCGTTGTTGAAGTAGACAAGCTTCACAAAGCATTGACGAAACCAAGGAGACAATCAGCAAGCAATGGCCAAAAACACTGACCTACTTTTACGACAACTTGCAGCCGCAGCCGAGCAACTCAAGACCAGAGAAATGCTTGAAGCGTTCGACCCAACACGTCCAGGCTCCAAGCCGACAGAGGCGCAGCAACAAATTATCGACGCAGTCCTGGAGCGCAAAGCACGCTACATCACAGTCCGTGCGGGCAACCAGTCCGGGAAGAGCTCTACCGGAGCGAAAGCATTCGCAATGATGTTCCGCGAAGACGGCATAACCTGGCAACGTCCACCGGAGTGGACAGACACCCTACAGTTCTACGTGCTCGGCCGTACATCCAAGCAAGTCGAGGAATCTCTCCACCGTCGTATCATCGGGCATATTATTGAGCCCGACGCTATTCGAGAAATACGTCAAGGTGGAGCTCTACAAAAAGTTATACACAAACACAACGGTAATACTATCCTCTACTTCTCTCATCACAACACCAACCAAGCCCAGCAGGCCGTGCAGTCCTTTACGGGACACGGCGCTTGGTGTGACGAGCTTCCCTCAAGTGAGAGAATCATCGAAGAACTTTCCAAGCGTGTGATGGTCAACGGTGGGACAACCCTGCTGACTTTCACACCCAAGGTCCCAAACCCCTCCGTCAAAAACTTTCTCGACTCTCTACCACCACATCTTGCTATGACCGTTCGTCTATCCATGCTAGAGAATCCGGCAATTGACGACGAGGAAAAACAAATCCAGCTCGACACAGCCCGAGTCATGGGTGATGCCATGATGCGGACAATCCTTGAAGGTGATTGGCTTGTTGGCGAGCGAGGGGTGTACAACTTCAACAACCAAGTCATACAGGACCCGCCACCCCACTACAGTCCAGCCTGGCGTCATGTAGAGTCTTCAGACCCTGCAGCCGCATCTGAGCACGGCCTGGTCGTGGCAGCCGAGGACCCAGTCACAGGTCACTGGTATGTCATCCGTGCTGACTACATCAAAACCAAGAACCCCCTCGAAACTATCTACGAAGTCCAGCGTAGGACGTCGGGCCTTAATATCGTCCGCCGTATCTACGACACGGCAGCCACATGGTATACCCAGCTTGCCGCAGCCCAGGGGATTACTTACACAGGCGTGTACAAAAAGGCTGACCGTAAACTCGATATGATTTCAGCAACTAACCAATTACTCGGAACAAAACTCTTTGTAGCTTCCTGGTGCAAAGACCTTGCCGACGAACTACAGTCCGCCCAGTGGTCCGAGACTAATCCAACCAAAATAGCCCATGCCCATGACTACCACTTAACGGATGCACTCAACTACTTTGTTGACTGCAGGCCAAAGTATGAACCAGGTCAGGTCGACAGTGCCAAAACCTGGGACCAGCAAATCCGGGAGTACAATAGACAGAAATACCAAAACCAAGAAAAGGCTCCGAAAATTCGTAGAACTGCCTGGGGGAGACCATGGACTCGTTGGTAATCTTTATGCTACTGTCTTTCCTGCAGCTAGGTATAGCAGCCTTCCTTGGTATTCAGCTTGGCAAAAAGCGTAGACTTATCAAGAAGGAAGCTGAACAGGTTGCCCAACTGAAACGAAACATTCTACTAGCAAGAGGAGGTGCCATCTATGCACGGAGAGGGTTCATGCGAATGCCCGGCCTGCCGCAAGGCAAGCTCTCAAACCAAGAAGGCGACTGGACGAAACTCACAAGAGAGCGAGTACGGTACATCCAAGAAGAATACTTCACCAGACGGAAAAGGAAAGGGGAGTCTGATTAAATTGCTTCTTATCCGTTTTCCTGCTATGAAGAAAAAGAAGAAGCAAACTAAGAAGGATTAAACCAGATGCCAAAGTACATGCTAGACCTCTGGGACTCAGAAGAGAAAATCAAGCTAGAGCTGGAGAAGAGACTGTCCTTTGCTAAACAGTCCAGAAAAGTCTACGAGAAACAATGGGAAGAAAACGAACGTGCAGCATTCGCAACGCGTTTCGAAGAGTTCTTCTCAGGCGGTGACGTAAACATGTCTTACGAATCCGTGTCCGAGCTCGGTCTAGCACCCGTGGATGGCTCAGCAAACAACATTGCCACCAACTACATCATGAAGAACATCCGCTTCTTCCACGCACAGATGTCCTCAAACCCCCCGACTGTCAGCCCTAAGCCATTGACATCTGACAGGGAAGACCGCCGCAGAGCCGACGCTGCCGACCGTTGTGTCCGCTATGGCCTGCGTCAGTACAAGATGCAGGAAAGACAAGACCAGGTAAATCTCAATACACTCATCTACGGAAACGGTTTTGCAAAGACTGTGTTTGACCCAGAGCTTGGTGAGATTGTTGCCTACAATGAAGAAACAAACGAAGTACAAACCGACGGAGATTTCTCCTACACTGTACCTTCTCCTTGGTTTCTCTATCCAGACCCAGATGCAACCACCTGGGAAGACGTGCGTTTCATGTTCGAAGAGATTCCTCTACGCTATGAAACAGCTTGTCGCCTCTTCCCTGAGAAAAAAGACCTGCTTCAGAAATACAGACTCAAAAGCCAAGACGAGTCGGCCAATACTGCCTACTCCAAATCAGTCATCTCTCAACGTAGCTACTATGATGTAGTCCGCGTTTATCAATACTGGGAAACTGGTACACCAGAAAACGGTATGCAAGGACGCTACTGCTGGTGCCTTGAAGACGGTACGCAACTTACCGAGCTAACTGTCTCCCCTCACCGCTTCCATTCGGTAGCCAAGGACGGCTCCAAAGGGGCTCCTTTTGCGAAGCTGCCTTACCACCTACTGACAGACATAGATGTGCCCGGCACCTACTGGGGACGCTCTGTTGTGGCCTACGCTGCAGCTCTGCAGGACATCCTCAATCGACTTGACAACGTGATGCTAGACATCCTGGCAGCCCACGGTGTAGCCAGACTCATCATTCCTGAGTCTGCTGAAATTGCTAAGGGCTCTATTACAAACTCACCATGGGATATCGTGAAGTACACCGGCGCTATACCGCCAGGCTTTATGGAACCCCTTCCCATGCCTGCAGCTTTACCTAACATTCGTGACAGAATGAAGCAAGGTCTGGATGATATCATGGGCATCACAGAGGCTCTCATGGGTCAGCAATCCAGAGAAACATCAGGATTCTCGATGCAGTACGCAGTCGAGCAATCCAATATGATTCGTCGTAGGCTTTTCAATAAGTACGTAATGTTTGTCGAGAACGTCTATAAAACCTACCTCGGAATCATCAAAGAGAACTGGTCAACCCCGCGCACAATCAAAGTGCTGGGCAAGGAACGCGCATTCGAAACCGTGGACCTGCAAGGCGCAGACATCCAAGGCGGATTTGACTTGGTTGTGGAATACGGTACAAGTTTCTCCCTCGACCCAATGGCACGTCGTCAGGAAATTCTACAGCTTACACCCCTCCTAAAGGAGGCAGGAATGACTTCTCGTGCTATCCTTGGAATGCTCAGACTTAACGAACTGGATGCACTTGTGGACAGAACACAGCTCGCAGCTTCTCGTCAACGTGAAGTCTTCGAAAGAATGTTGGCAAACAAAATCTACATCGAGCCACGAGAACTACAAGAGCACAGGGCTATGTTGGAAGAAGCTTACACCTACGTTATGTCCGCAGAATTCGACGGCTTGCCTGAAGAAGACAAAGCCCTTATCGAGCGCCATATTAAAGAGCGCGAGGCAATGGCTGCTCAGTCCGGTGCAGAGGCACAAGGTGCACCTCCTGCAGCGGAAGCTGGCGGAGCCCCGGCCAATCCTCTCGCTGCACTCATGGGCGGCCAGGGTTGACACTTGAAAAGTTTTTGCTACGGTGCTGACAGGAGGTAACACCTATGAGTAGTACACCGTCAGCAAACATGACTGATATTGTTTTAGAATCCATGCAGGAAATCGAGAGCAACGCCGATAGCCTTTCCCAAATGGAGCCTGAGTATCTTGACGAGCCCATGTCCGATGCCGACATCGAGAAAGAGCTTGCAGGTACAACAACAGAGCAGCCAGCACAGACCGAAGAAGGAGCGACAGCCCAGACCGAGACTGCCGCCACTACCGACAATCCTTTGGTAGATATCGTAAAAGTTACCCTCGACGACGGCCGCACAGCTAAACTCAAGATTGACTTCTCGGACAAAGAAGCAGTCAAAAGCTTTATCGCCGAGCAATACACCGCCGCCCGCAAAGCACAGCAACTCGAACAAGAATACACAGCAATCAAGCCTGACTACGACGATATGAAAGACGCCTTTGCGCAAATCGAAGGTGCTGTTGAAAACGGTATTGAAGCTGTTGTTGACCTTCTGTATGGCAAGCCAGGTCAATTCCAAGAGCTTGTAGAAAAAGAAATCGAACGACGAGAACTACGTAAGTACGCTTCCGAGGCCGAGCTCGCCGCTATGGACCGTGAGGAAGAGACTCGCCGTGCCGCTCGACTCACTGCAGCAGAGCGTAAAAAACTGGAAGCCGAGAAACAAGCCATCGAGGCCCAGAAGAGTAAGGCTCAAGAAGATGCCCTATATTCCCGGCTTGAGCGTCAATTCAACCAGGTCCGTGTAGATAATATGCTTGGCGACTCTGAGCTGGAAGAATTTGTAAATCGAGCAATCTGGCGTGAATCGCTGGACCAATTGGCAGAACTTGAGGCCAAAAACCCTAACCTGCCCGACGCTGCAATCAGACAAATTATGAATGATGTCGCAGGGAAAGTCAGAAATAAGTTCCAAGCTACCCAGAAAGAAGCTACCAAGAAGGCCGTCAACACCCAAAAGACAGAGGCTCAACAAAAGGTAGCAGCTAAAGCCACTTCCGTTGCAAGTCCTAGTAGACAGCAGATGCAGGAAAGTGTTAACTCAAAAGTCGATGCCGGAGATATAAGAGGTTTGACCCGGCTCTTACTACGGGGCCAGTAATTTTCGGTCCTAATTTTGGAGGTTTTGTTTCATGGCTATCAATAACGTAGACTCGCTTCTGCTTGGGAAACTATTGCAGATTACTTTCTCGAAAGGGTTCCGACGCCAGTTGGTTCGTGACCACAGAGACTGGGAATCTGTAAAGCAAATGACTGTGGGTATGCCCGGCGGACGTGAGCATCGTTTCATGTTCCAAGTTGGTGGTGGACCTGCTGCAATTCAGTACGCTGCAATCGGCGCTGCTGGTGCATTCCCGGCTGCTCAGCGTTCAGCGGTTGAAGAAAAAGTTGCTATCTTCAAAGAGCTCAACGCTACAATCGAAATCGACTACATGTTGTTCGAGCGTCTTAAGATGGCTCCTGCCAAGTACGCTGACAACCTGGCCATGGAACTCGAAGACAAACTCGTGTATCTGAAGCGCCGTGTTGCTGCTGACCTTTACAACGACGGTCTCGGTGTTCTCGGAACTGTCTCTGCTACTGCCCTCAGCGACGAAGGTGTTGCTCAAGGTAAAGTCGGCGTGACTATCTCGGAAGTTGCTCTTCGCGGCCATATCGGTTGGTTCGAGTACGACGACCTTCTCGTTAAGGCTTCTCCTGCCGGTGCAATCACTGCGGGCACAGAAATGCCAAACACCGTGCACGCATGGAAAGTTGTTAGCATCGACCGCGAAAACAACAAGCTTGTTCTCCAGGCTATCAACGAGTCAGGCGCTCCTGTCGCTCTTGGCAACACTGCAGCTTCTTTGATTACGGAAGGTGACCTTCTGTATCGCGGAACTGTTGCAGCTTCACACAGCCGTGTTGACCTGAGCAGTGCATTCGCTGGTGACTACGGTACAGCAACCGAAATCATCGCTGGACTCGGCGCTCTCGTTGCAAACGACGGCCGTCAGGTACACGGAATCTCGATGAGCGGTGTTACTGGCTCGACAGTCAAAGACTGCGGCGGAGCTCCAATCGACGTAACCTTCATCCAGCAAGCTCTCTCGCAAGTTAAGACTGCAGTTGGACAAGGCCGTTACAAGTACAGCCAATTGCTCTGCGCTCCTGAAATGCTTGACAGCCTTATCGAAGGCCGTGAGACTGACCGCCGATTCAACTCGGTTGAAGACTCTACACGCGGTGTTCGCAAGTTTGTCTATCAGCACGCTGAAGACGCAGTTGAGTTTGTTACTTCTGAATTCGCTCGTAAGCGCGAAGCTATCGCACTCCCAAGCGGCAAGGGCGAAGAAAGCAAATGCGTTGAGTTCATCGGTACAGACTTCAAAGCAGTCGAAGTTCCTGGCAGCTCCAGCAAGTTCCACTTGCGTCCTACTGCAAACGGCGGACACGAGAAGAAACTGGTCAGCTACATGTTCGGACTGGGCGTGCTCGTGAACCAGCATCCTAAGGCTTGCTTGAAGATTCAGAACTTCAGCAACAGCGAGCCAGCATAAGCTGGCCCGTTCCATGCATTATAGAGGGCCTTTCGGGGCCCTTTCTTTTTAGGAGAAGGTTAAGTAGGATGAAGTTTAATGTCCTTAAAAGATTAAAAGATGCGGGAAGAAAAGCCTATAAGGCTGTTACAGGTAAGGACATGCCTACCACTCCTTACTACGGTCGCATAACTCCTCCAACTATGATAGACCGGCCACTGTTTACACCAAGGGCTGCTCCACCTCCGAAAAAAAAGAAAAGAGGGTTATTGGATAGAATCAGCGACGGCCTACGCTCTACAGGACGAGCTATTGACAGAGCTGTTACGCAACCAATCGTCCAGCAAGTCAACCAGGCCGGAAATGCTATCCGCTCTGTAGGACGGACTATTGACAAAAAAGTCATTCAACCTGTCAGTACATCCAAAACAATGAAAAGCATACAGAAGGCTGCACAGAAGGGGGCCGACTCTGCGGGAGATGTAATACAAGGCC